GTCACATCCGCGACCCAATGGTTGTTGCGCGAACATGGGTCCGTTTACAGCAGAAAGCAATTGGTGATCTGGGTCTGATACACTTTCAACACACTAATGTCCGACCCACAGCCGAGCATGGGCTGCGGATTCGGATCCCACCCAATCGAGATTACGACGATTTATATACCTAAGGATCAAGATGGACGAGGCAGTAGAACGACAGCGGATCAAGTCCTCAGTGCAAACGGTTTCGTTTGGCATTGACAGCATGATCAAGAACAACAAACCTTCCTTTTTCTATTCTGAAATCGTCGAAGGTGATCGCCAGTCTAAGCCATGTGTTCTCCACAAACATATCCACGATGTCATCCGTATACTACAGAGCAAGTATCGGGGACGGGCAGTCGTTAGTCGAACTCCTGGAGGAATTGTCGCACATAAGATATAAAATGGACCTTAACGTTATCATCCCCATGCTTCTCTTCGTTCTGCTGACCCCGGGCGTGCTGCTGTCCCTGCCGCCGGGTCAGTCTATCCTCGTGCAGTCCGTTACGCACTCCCTTGTGTTCGGACTTGTCTACTACGGACTTCGCATGACATTCCCTCAGTATTATTGATCAGCCCTGTGATAGAATATGTCGGACAACCGGATGATCCTGGCACCTTCCAATCTCTCCCCACGCAATATACTCTTGAAACACCCGCTCGTTGGCAGATAACGGGAGCGACGGATAACAACAACGCAACGCCTGAAATGCATCCGCCTCCGCGATTGCATTTTGCTGGCGTAGAAACATAGTGATCTGGTCAAGCTTAGCCTTGCGAGCAGGGATGTCAAGGGCTTTGAAATTAGCGGCAAACTGCTCCATACTGATTGAACGTCAACCACTCTTAAACTTACTTCTTAGCGGCTGCAGCTTGTGCTCGTTTCGCGTCAACAATACGCTTCCTTGTCTGCTTCAGAGCGTCGTTGGCTCTAGTCAGTATCTTCTTGGCTCTCATTACCCGCCGAGTCGCAGTGACTAAGCGTTTCTGTTCTGCCTTCACGCGATCATGTGTCATTTATAAAGTGATCTTCACATTTTTTAAAACCCGTTTATGTAAAATCCCTTCTGAAATTTCCAGGCATGTGGCAATCCGCACAAATGATTAATGTGATACCTATGCCCCCGCTGCATATGACCCGTTAAGACAGCCCGAAGAAGTGGGACTTGACGAATAGCTGTGCGATACAAATAGGCTCGTGTTCTGGTGGCTGCCCGCTTGGCATCTGTCCGCATCTCCTTGAGTCCAAACCAGTTTCGAGACGCGATGAAGTCTTCCACCTCTTTCTTAGCCGCTTTCTTCGCTGTCGCATACGCCTTGAATTTTACCATGGCATCCTTCTTCAGTTCGCGATATGTCGGCTCGCGCTTAACAACAGCAAAGGCATTCAGCGCAAGCTGCTCCTCTTCCAGTCTTTCCCGTGGCTCCTTGTGACGATTACACAAGATGCAGTCGAAGTTGGTCCGTTTCAGATAGGCAATAGCACACCGAGTATGATACGCATGTCCGCATTCGAGCTTGACACACGTGGCTGTTGATTCGCGCGCGTCTTGGAATTCCTCCAGGTCCATCTCCTGCTGACACACCGAACAATCGGGCATTTAAGTGGATTCGATGAATAGATGTAAGCCAGTATGCCAACCGCAGAAGAGCTACGAGCGATTTCCGGAAATTACGATGCAGACGAAAACTTCATTCGGATTGTGAATCGGAATGTCGAATTTGCCGCTCGCACCGGGAGGACGTTTGAAGTTGTGGAGGTTCCAAGCAATCTCACTCGAGACGAGGCAAGAAAGATTCTGGAAAGCAACTTTCCTAATTGTCAAATCTCCTCCTCGTGTTGGTCAAGCTACTTTAAAGTTAGCTGGGCGAAGTGACAATGGGAAACTGCTTCGGATTCGCAGACATGCCCATGATGACAATCGGAACAAAGACGGTGCGGAAGAGCCAGATGAAGACCATCAAGACCTACCAGGATGCCCTGCGATTCATAGGTCGTGACTGTCCGAATACGGCAGTGATTACAACGATTTTCAATCACCAAGTCGCCTTTGTGTCGGTGACTGAGAAGTTTCAGATCGTGGATGAGATGATCTTCAAGCAGTCGCATATTCCAATTCGGAAATTGTACGGGCGGCGGTAATCCTTTCATTACTATGTATAGACATGGACTTTGGAATTGTGCTGTTGATACAGCATCGTACCGACCGCTTCGTACCCGTCAATGGTCGGAATGCACCCAATGTGTTTGCAAACATGGTGGTCGATACAATGGTGGGGTATAACGATGCGCGAGGTGGTGAGTTTGACCGTACGCCCATGACGATCTCGTATTTTACCGAGCGTGTCTGTGTGATGCTGATGGGTAAGATCAACGATGACCTTTACGATCAGGTCCGCCGGCGTGTGGAGTTTGAGATTAACCGGCGCACATTTGACCGCGAGTAAAAACGGATTCTAGCCGTCCAGACAAGGACTCGGTCTGCGGTTACCATGGAGCACCTCTACGTTCTCGAACTCACCTGCGGCAAGTTCCTCGTCGGCAAGTCTCGCGATGTCGAGCATACATACGCCTACTACGCATGTGGATTTGGTCCTCAGTGGATTCGGGTCTACAACCCGATTCGCATCATTGAGACACGCCCGCTGACGGATCCGAATGATGTGCGCAACACCACGTTGGCTCTGATGAAGAAGCACGGAATTGATTGCGTGCGCCCATACGATTGTGATGGAATGAAGTTTGAGGACGACGAGGAGCGTCTCATTCGATTCCAGTTGTTTGCGCCGCCGGATTCATGTATGCGCTGCCACGCAACTGGACACAAGTATACCGAGTGCACACAACCGATTAATACCAGCTGGGCATGCCAGTGGTGTGTATCGGATTACCCGAACCGCCACGCATGTGAGCAGCATGAGAAGGGCTGTCGACCCCCTGCACCTCCTGCGCCCGAGCCCAAGGATTGGTGCACACGCTGTGGACGCACTGAGCACACTGCGAACCGATGCTATGAGATGAAGCATACCGAGGGCTGGAGACTTCCGGAGTGAAAACGGATCCGCCAACCCCCAATCAAAACATTTTTACAATGGAGCCTATCACTCGTGCTCAACTTCAGAATGCCCACGCTGCTGCCATCGCCGAGAAGGCGCGTCTCGCTCATCGCGCACAGGAGATCAAGGGACAGCTAGCAGCCGAAGAGTTCTACAAGGAGATTCAACGTGTCGCAGAACTAGGTGAGTCAACGCAAGCCTCATCAAAGTCAATGGAGCTGGGTGTTGCGTTCGATACCATGCTCTTCTGGACAAAGGAACATTTCCCCAACTGCGACGTGACGATGGAGATTCGCCATCTCGGACCCAATGCAACCTACGCCATCCGCGTATGCTGGGGCGCAACAGAGGAGGAGAAGATTCAGAATCGCCGTCTCGAAAAGGAGACCTCGTGGTGACGCTAACCAACAACAGTATAAATTGGCTCGATAGGCGGAAGCTCAATATAGCGCTCCCCGTTTGGCAGCTGCCCCCAGTGCAGCATCTCGGGGTATCTCCCCCGTAATTGCCCGAGCCACGCACGCAACGTTACCTCGTCAAGGATATACTCGCCGCGACCTGTTCCTCCGTCTGAGTCGATCCAGAAAATTGCGTAGTGCCCTCCGGTATCCCGCATTGTAGCTTCTTTTGCCTTACCTGAAAACGGATACAATCTCCGCCACTAACTTATTTTTCAATGCCCTGCGCCCTCTGTCGATCAAAGACTCATTCCCACCAAGCCTGTCCACTCCGCCGCCCTCCGCCTCCCAAGATCGTGTATGTCCCCAACAACGGCTATAAACAGGCAGTTGTTGGCGGCATTGTTGGAGGTCTAGTTCAAAATTCAGGGTGTGTTGTAGTCTAGAAAACGGATCGGAAGCTTACACGGAAAACACTTTTTTAGCGTTAAGATGTCCTACGAAATCGCTATCTTCGAATACTCCGACCTCTACGACGGCGACGAGGATGTGTCTCCAGACAAGGTCATCTGCGAGTTCATTGAGTACTACAGGCGCTACTTCGTCTCCCGTAACCTGGATGAAGGAGACGTGCAGTTCCAGCGCGGGAGGACGTGGCTGTCTTATGCGGACAATTCGGGTGGCGACAAGCCCATGACGATCATGCTCGTGGGGTCCATTACAGAAGAGCTTGTCGCAAATCTCAAGTGGGCTGTGGCGAAGGTGCACATGAAGACCTGCGGGGACTGCGGGAAGGAAATCAAGGACAAGACGTGGGCGCTGTGCAAGACATGCAGGGACAAGTAGAAATGGATCGGAAGCTTACACAGAAAACCATTTTTACCGTTAAGATGGACCAAATCAAGTCGTTCGCCAAGCGTGTGTTCAAGAGTCTCGGTGCCGGCTTCAGCGAGCGTGTCTACCACAATGCGATGGAGGTGCTACTCAAGAAGCACAACATCCCCTACAAGTCAGAACAGGTGATCCCAGTCATATTTGAAGGGGTGGAAGTGGGGCAGGTGCGGGCTGACCTCGTAGTTAGCGGCGACATCGTGGTTGAACTAAAGTCGGTTCGATCTATCAACGACGGCCATGCCACACAGTGCGGAATGTATATGAAACTGCTAAATATCGAAAACGGCATAGTGATCAACTTCCCCTGCGGAGACAACGAGGATGTTGATTTCCAAGAGCTAGCCACAGCGTCTCCGGTGTGTAAGCGATGTGGTCGTGATAGTCACATGGCTTCGGGGTGCTATGCGAAGAAGCATATTGAGGGCTATGAACTCTAACCCTTTAACCCCCTCTCCTTCAGTTCCCGTTTCTGAGCCCGCAGTTCAGCGTTCAACGCACGTCGTGTAGGGTTCTGGAGCACCCGAAACAGATGGTGGTGCTCGCGGAGATATTCACCTTTTTTCATGCGGATGGTTTTGGTGTTTCTGCGGGTCTTGCGCTTACCCTTGCCTCCAAAAAATGAGCGGCGGGGGGCAATAGTAAATGTTCGACGACGTCCAGTCAAGGGATTAACAGTAGTAATATCTTCCGTTCCATCCGGGTTCCGAGTTTTTGTTCGTAGTATTATAGGTCTTGATGGCGCTCCGCCCATTATCTACAACCTAGATTTAGTTCAGAGCACGAGCCGACAGGATATATAAAAACATCGCATTCACCACACCAAGGATTAACGCAGGCGCAGACCGGAGGAACATGTTGAATCCGCGCTTGGGCGAGATGGTCATGATGTAAAGCTCAAACAGCACCACGATTCCTGCTGTGATCGCGACCAGCCAGAACATGACGTAATAGTATGTCTCCACCGTATCGTTCGACACTCCCTTTGTCACTTCGGATTCAGCTACCATTTACTTAGACTTCCTATAAGTTTTCTTTCCATTGCGCTTCCGTCCAGTGCGCCGACGACCACCATTGTTTGAAGCCCCGATTCCGTGACCGATGCCGGTCGCAGCCATTCCAACGCCTACACCAGTTGCAAGACGTGTAGCTGCTTCGGGATTCGTCCTGGCAACACTCAACATTGCATACGTCTGGTAGAAGCCAAGTCCGATGGCTGCTACAAAGACTCCGAGAAATCCTACAAGTATTAGACTTCCGGTATTATCGCCCATTACTTATGCCGCCGACGAGTTTTCCGCCGCAGATCTGTGTCATGCTTCGGGTTTCCATCGAGGAACGAATAGACCCGAGCCATAGCCCACTGCTCCTTGCTCAGCTTCTTGGAATACGGAGCCTTCACGCCCTTTCGGAACGTGCCCTTCATCCGCACGGAGGTGGGGTTGGTTTTATACGCACCAATCCCACGATCGTAGACCTTTTGGAGAATCGGTCGGGACACTTTGGAGACCTTGGATAACTCGCCTAGGGAGTATCCGCGAACTGGAAGATGGTGTTTCCGAAAGAACCGCAGACGGTGCGTCGTTCCCATTACTTGTGACGACGACGAGTTTTCCGCGCCCGACGTTTAGACTTCTTGGTCTTGCGACGGCGACCGCCCCGCTTGTAACTAGCGTATCGCTTGCCAATTTCTTTCCATAGAACGTTTCTGAGCTCTGTATCGCTACGACTACTCGTTATCAAAGAAGAGTCCTTACTAATTCCCATTTTTCTAAGTGCCTCTATGAGTTCGTCGTGTGACATGAATGCAATAGCATTTCGTTCAGTTTGTTCATACACATTTAATCCAGATTGAACCGATTGAGCCTGTGTGGCGGCTCTAGCAGATACGTCTCTGTTATATGCTATAGTTTGTGCATACGTTACCATCCCCGATATAGCTTCATATGGAAGTGGATCGCGTTTGTAAGGCTGATCTAATTCAAATCCTTGAGGGTTTCTAATAGATAACTGTATCCACTGCTCGATATTGTCCGCATTTAATGCGATTATGTTTGTCACTGTTTGGGGAGTGTTGTGATCGTCCAACTTAGCCTTCCACATGAATGACGGAAGATCTTCACGTTCATATATAGCTCTGAGCCTAACCGGAAAATCGGCAATACCATCCCTTGCCGCATTTATTCCGGTAGTCGGGGCTGTAGACATTACTATACGCTGGGAATACATTCATACCCACTCACATCGTTATACGGACCAATCACCACATAGGTCACGCCGTCCTTCTCGAACGTATGATACGTTACCCCGCCGCGCCATGGACCATCGGGGTAATTTTCCTCCGTCTTCACGAACCGACCGAGATACATGCCGCTCTTCTTGTCCTTGTAGTGCTTGGTGGAGTCCATTATTTGCGATAACGACGGGTCTTGCGTGAAACACGTTTGTGTTTGCGGGTCTTGCGACGACGACCGCCCGCCGCACTGAGTTTTGATTCGGGGAAGTTGTGCTGGGTGCCATAGTCAGCTTTGACTGTGTATCGCCGCACTGAAACCTCGCTTCCATCCGGATAGGGGATCACGAGCACTTTACTATCCACAACTGTATATTTTTGACTTCCATCTGTAACTCGCGCGCCAATGTTGAATTTTGGCTCAGTCATGTTTATTTAAACGCTGCGACGAGTTTTCCGAGAGCGACGCTTGGACTTCTTGGTCTTGCGACGACGACCACCAGAGACGGGAGTGAACGTATGTCCGGCTTTCGAGAAAAGTCCAGTCCCCTCTACATTTAGACCATTTTGATCTGTGACCTTTTCGAACCTGAAAAAATCAGGTTTGTCGTTTCCTACAAAAGTCCCTGTAACTGGACCTTCTATTTTTGAGTAGTCGCGGCTTACGATGTTGTATCTTTTTCCAACTACCAGAGGAGGCTCCATTATTATACGCTGCGAATAAACTCCCACTTCAGGTAGTCGCAGATCTTCGCCCATATTGCATCATGCGATATAAGCCGGTCGCGTGACTTCAACAGAGGGAAATACACCTTATACTCATCGAGATCCAGCAGCTCGAAGAACTTATACAAGATATACGAGTAGCTCAGGAAGTTCGTGCGGTCATTCGGGCAGTAGAGCAGAAACGGCGCTTGAATCTCCTGGAACATGGCTCTTATTTTTTCTTCAATCTCCGGTGTAATCGTCGGTGGAGGATTGCCGTTCAACCGCGACAGAATATGAGCCGCATGCTCGTAATACTTCGATCTCCCCAGCTTCTTCAGAATCTCGCGAATCTCCTTCTCCGTCAGATCAGCAATATTGTTGATACGGCGCTTACGGATCTCCAGCACCACCTCGTTCATCACCTCCTCCGGAATCATCGTAGACTCCTTGGCTTGAAACTGGTTCAGAATTTCGTTGAGGTGGTTGATCTTCTTGTAGGCGTAATTGTTGCGCTCCTTCGGCGGATCGCGGAAGCTAGGGAAATCAGACACCACCAGCGAATACTCCTCTGACCCGCATTTGGGGCAGACTAGAATGCCTTCTGAGCTAATCTCCTCGCGAGCCACATTACAGCCAATACAATGCTCCGTCATCTGCTGGACAACCTCCGGTGTATTTGTCAGCTTCATCCGGGTGACATACGCATCAAAGATCTGCTTCTTAGATGTGCCCTGATCAGGAGAGCACGAGGCTGTGAAAAACTTCATAAATGTCGACGCATCCTTGGGAGTCTGTGTCGGCTGAGCGACGGCATCCGGACGTTTGTAATAATCCATCAGGATGTCCATGTTTTTCATGTAG